ATTAGATTTGTACATATTAAAGCCTCTTAACATTCCACTAGAAACTAAACCATTTCTAATAGAACCTTGACCTGCGTTAAAGTCAACACTTAGTAACTTAGAGCCAGATTGAGATAGTTGCTCATAAAAACTTGGAGGAGCAACAAACCATCTACCTTCTTCAGGTACATTTTGCTCGTCAAGTAATCTAGCCATGAAAGCCATAACATCTAATGGGTCTGTTCCTGTTCCATCAGAACCTGTAAGGTCGATAGAATTAGAACCACCTTGATGCTGACCCATTGTTTGTGTAGCTGCTGCTGCATCTGCACCTAAAATGTGGTCTGGGCTTGAAGATGAAACACCACTAAACATTGATGCTAATACTGCTGAGTCAAAAGAATCTCTTAGAGCATAAGCTGCTGATGATGTTGCCACCTCTTTAAAGTTAACATGTGACATTTTGCTTTCAATATCATCTACGATGAATTTAAAAGCTTTTGCTGAATCAACAACCAAAGATGTTTCTTGGTCTGTTAATTTTGTTGCACTAGGGTCACTTCCTCTGGTGTAATCTGAAACACTAATTTCAGGTTCTTTGATAATTAGTACAGAGTCACCAAAGTTTGAAATTTCTCCGGAGTAATCGGTATTTGTAATAGCTTCTGCTACACTCGCCTTTCTGAAAAAGTTTAATACTTTAGCAGAATAAATTTGAGGTAAAAAGAAACTATTAGCCTGACCACTCACAGAGTTACCGAAGTTTGCATTTGTATCTGGACTAGGTTCAAAATACTGTGCCATTTTTTCGTCCCTCCTTTGGGTTAAAAATTAAGTTAATCTAATTAATTCTTCCTTCATCCCAAGCTTTGTCGATTTCTTTTTCAAGTCTATCGAACTCTTCTGGAGATAATGAAAGAATCTCCTTTTGTGTCCAAATCTTTGCTTCTTTTGGCTCGACATTAGTTGTCTTAGTAGACACCATATCGGCAGCTGAAGTTTTAGATTTAGAGCCTCTTGATGGCTCTTTTTTATTACTATTAACTCCCATGTCAGACTTAAATAAATCTAGTGCTCGACTAGCTGAATCTGGGTCACTTGCATTACTGTATATCCAGTTTTGAATTGACTCAGGTTGAGATTTAGCCCAATTATGAAAATCATCACTATTTCTGATATCATCAAAATCAGGATGATTAGCTCGTAGAGCTTTCTCAGCATCTAGTCTTACATACTCTTGCTCTCTTTGTTGTAGAAGTTTTACTTTTTCTTCTAAACTTTTTGCTCTGCTTTCGCTTTGCATACTAGCAACAGTTTCTACTACATTATAAACATCAGGATATTTTTCTTTAAACTCATTAAGTTCTTCTTGAGATTTAGGTGGGGTATATTTTACCTGACCTTGTTGTGCTTGTTCTATAAGTTCAAGCTCTCTCTGTTTAAACTCACTAAGCTTACTATCGTAATGCTTTTTTAAGTCGTCATATCTTTTTTTATAGTTGGGTCGCTTGTAGGGTTGTTTTGAATCTTCTTGAACTTGTTGTTCTTCATTTACCCCCTCTTCAACATTTTCTTCTACATTATTACTTTCGGGGTCTGGAAAGTACATTGAGTCAGATGAAACAAATTGTTTATCTTCTACATTGTGCCAACTTTTTTTTAAATTATATGGGTTAGCTTTTTCTTCTTTTTTAGCCATCTTATTCTCCTATTAAGTGCTTTAACAATCTTTCAAGGTAGCTGCTGTACATGCAGGGCTTGTCTTGTAAAGGTCGCCTTTCGGTTAAATTTAACGCATATTAGAAGGTCCTAACATGCCTTTTTTAAGTTCTTGAGTTATAAGGTCCTCTTCCTCTTCTCTTGCTAACAGTGGTTGCACTGTAGAAACAGTTTCAGGTCGATTAACATTATAAGTTACTTCAACTTCTTTTTTATTAGGCATGTCTCTTTCCATGTCCATTGACATTTCTTGAAGACCTCCTTCTTGCATTTTTTCTCTATCTTCCCCAGCATCGAAAGCAGCCTCGGCATCATCCATCATTTTATTTAGATTATCAACACCAAGTTGTTTTACTGCCTTTGCTGTAAAGACAAATTCTCCATCCGATAACCTTGCAGGTATCGAATCAGAGGTCCCAGTGCCGGGTCCATCGACTTCTCCGGCTCCAGTAAACTCTGAAGCTTTTTCAATCACTTTGTCGAATATCATACTCAACTCAGGATTAGCTTCCAGTTGTTCCATTAATATAGACTCTTCTTGTTCGGATAGAGCTTCATCTATCACAAAGTCTACAAATTGTTCTTCCATTTTTTCATCAGGTAGCATTTTACTTTCACCACCATCTTCATACATAGCTCTTAGTTCTGCCATTGGGTCGCCACCCACTCTCATTTCTTTTCTATCTTTAGCAGCTTCTTTCATAGGTTCTTCTTTATCACCATCACCATCTAAATCTAAAAAGTCTGGTTTTGAAACTTTATCACCATTACTGTAACCCATTCTAGACATTTCATCTGCTAATAGTCCTATAGGACCACCTTCATTAGCAGGTACTAAAGCATCTGAATCTACTAATTTTGAAAGCTCTACATCATATTTTTTATAACTTTCAAAAATAAAATCAATTTCATCTTTATTAAAACCACTTGCTGCTAAATTTCTTCTAACTTCTTTTTCAATTTGTTTAGCTTCAATAGGACTTTTACCTAATGCATCACGCAAATCTTCACTAGCGTCTCTAAAACTATAAAAACCACGCAAAGCATCATCAGAGCTTCCTGTAGGGTCTAATTGTCTTTGAAGTCTTTGTAAAGCTCTGCTATCTAATGCTTCACTAACATCACTTGTTATAAATTTTGCAAAGTCAGGAACTCTTTCACCTGCTTCTTTACCTAAACTTTTTAAACCTAATTTACTTATTAATCCTGCTAATTTACTCATTTTTCTTCCTTTCTATTCAGGGCTTCCTTCACCTGCTCCTTGAGCTGCTCTAAGTGTACCACTAAACGCATCTTCCCCTGCAACCGGAGCATTTCCGGTTCCGATGTTGCCACCACCAGTGCCTGTAGGTCCAAGCTCTTGAGGTTGTTGAGGTGCTCCAACATTGCTTCCCATAGGTCCTTGTTGTTGACCAAGGGATTCAGCTTCTTCGCTAATTTCTTGTCTAGCATTTTGCATTCCTATTATTTGTGCCATTATAGCTGCTTCTTCAGGGTCATTTAAAATCTCATCAGGGTCTAAATCTAAGCTATAAGCAAGTTCACTGACCAATTTAGAAATCTTAACAAATGGTGCAATAGTTGGGTTTTGTGCAGTTTGTAAGAACATTGTCAGTCTTTGACTTCTAACTTCTTTCTGCATCAAGCTATTAGTACCTGTTGCTTTGACTTCTAAATCACCTTGTACATCTAAGTTACCTTCAAAGAATTGCATATTCCATGCGAAATATGATTCTCCTAAAGGTTTTAACAAAAAGTCGTCAAGATTCTTAACAACTGTTTTGATATTTAAACTTGCTGCTCCAAGTAACATAGACATACCAGAGGCAGTTCTTGTCATACTTTGAACTCCTGTTTGACCATGTGAATAACTTGGTATACCAGTTTGTTCGTCAGCAAGTTGTCTAAACCTATCAAACATCATCATGTTTTCAGGTGCAGTATTAGGAAACTTCAATCCATATATAGATTGTCCCGGCATTCCAGCTTGTCTTCTGAAAATTTTACCCGGATATATTTCCATATTTTGTCCACCTACTAATGCTGATTCATCAACATCAAATACCAAAGAACCTGACAATGCTAAGTTATCAATAGCCATTCTAGCATGACCATTCATAATTTGTTGAGAATCATTCATATTCTCAGCAACTCCTATACCAAAGAAATTATATGGGTTTCTTTCGTAAGGAAAAGCATGATAAGGTATTCTATATGGTGTAAATGGATTTATTACTGCTCTTAGTAACTTATCACCACAAATCCATGCATTAATCTGCACTTCATCAAGCTCATCAATTTCGTCTGCTAATTCTATACCTACTTCTTCGGCATACTTAGCATCCATAATCCCCCAATATTCTAAGACTTCAAATGAATTTGCGTATGCTTCGTCAGTATCATAATCTTCTCTCAACTGACTTTCAAAGTCTTTTTCAACATAGTTAGGTCCATCTTGAATACATTCTCTAATAGCTTCTTTATCAAAGTAAGGCATATTTTTTAATGCCCTAAGTTGTGAAGTATTCAGTTTGTGTCTATGTACTACATATTCACATTCTTCTACATTTGTTGCTCCGGGTTCTGGGTAAAAATCCCAACAGCTAACAAATTCTATTCTAGGTACTCTAACTTGTACTGGTGAGTATTGTCTCTCACCACCTATCATTTGCCAATTATTAAGAGTTTTGTTGAAATTAAAAGGTCCCTTAATAATTCCTGTTCCTAAAAGTGCTGATTCTAATAAAGCACTTCTTATTTCTGAAGAACCATTTGATTCTTCTATTTGGTCATGGATTAATTTTTCCATCTTTCTCGCAGCTTTTTGTGCTGGAGATAACTCAGGTGTTTGTGGATTAGCACTTAATCCTTCTTGTAATATACCTAAGTTTTCTGCTTGTTCTACTATAGATTGTTCTTCATTTTCAAAAACTCCATCACCAAAAGTAGCTCCGGGTTTTAAAACTCTGCCATCTCCTCGATATCCAACATCAAAAGGTCCACCTATTTGATTACCAATATTGTCTGGTAACATGTCTTGTGGTTCAGACATTTCAAGACCGGGTTGTGGATTTTGAACATCTAAGTAAGCATTTTCTTTTTCACCTTCAGGTATTTTAGTTTCACTAATACCTATAGGAAACTTACCAGTGCCAAAAAGAACATCTACTAATTGACCAAAAGCAGCTAATACTTTTGTCTTTGTAACTTTAACAAAAACTCTAGATTTTTCTGATTCTCTAAATTTAACTCTTTTACCATAGAGACCTCTATAGTTTTCATAAGCTTCTAGCCATCTTGTCTCATCTGAGTCTCTAGCTTCTTCTGCTAAAGCATAACGACTTTGTATTAAACCAACTAAGTTTAATTTTTGGTCTTCTATTAAATTTAAATTTTTTCCTGCTTCACCTTCTACATCTTGATAGATTTCGTTTGCAGTTAAAAATGAATTGTCTTTTTCCTCAGCCATATTTAATATCCAAATGTTGAATCAGATGGAACAAACTTTTTTATATCTCTTAATCTTTCGTATGTTCCATACACTGAAGGTCTACTCATAATCATATAACGCAAAGCATCATAAGCGTGGTCTGATGCGTGAGTATCAACATCTTCAGAATTATTTTTAGCTAGAGGTATACTTTGTAACTCTCTAATTAAATTTCTACAAGTATTAAATATTTGTAGTTTTGGTCTTCCATTCTGTTGAACTTTTAAATATTCGTGTATTTGTACTTTTCCTTGTACTCTATTTTTATCTGCTCGTCTAAGTTTATGACCCATCTTTTGCAGAGCTTCACCTACAGTAGGACCAGTTGACCCTGTTTTTGCCCAAGCTGCTGTATCTAAAACACCCGGCACAGAAAAAGGGTCCTCTTTTTCCATATCTGCTATTATAGAGCCTAATTCCTCTCCTGTCAAGCCTTTTTGATACAATTCCCTGTATATCACTAAAGTACCATCATCTCTATCTACAAAACCCCATAAACAACAAGATTCTGATGCATAACCATAGTCTATGCCTTTTAGTCTTTCCCAATGAAAAGGAGGTTCAAAAGGTTCAACGACATGTATATCTAAATCAAACTCTGCAAATGCAGCTCCTTCTGATACATCCCAGTTACCTTCAAGTAGTTGTTTTCTTTGTGTAGGTGGTAAAGATTCAAGCATTTTTTCATAAACACCATCTTTAGCTAAGTAAGGGTTGTCAGATAATTTAGCAGGTATAAATTTTCTAGTTAAACCATCTGTGCCTACAAATGATTTATTATTTTCTACAGGGTCTACATATCTTTTTTTAACCCAATGAGCACCTACTCCTCCGGGGTTTGCTGTACAACGCAAATATGTTTTTATAGTAGAGTCTGTTGTTCTAAGTCTAGAAGCTAAGTAATTCCAACCAAATTCTGTAGGTAAGTGAGTTATTTCATCAAAACCAATCCACGAGTATGCTTGTCCTTGATATCTATAAACATCTGCGTCTTTTTCTAAGAAACCAAATTCTATTTTAGCACCTGAAGGAAAAGTCCATACTTTTTCTACTTCTCTAAATTTAGCACCCGGAAAAGCTTGAGGATATATTTCTCTTGATTTATCTATTAGTTCTCTTAGTTCTGGCATAGACCTTCTAAGAATTAAAGCTCTATGTGCTTTTTTGTGGCAATATCTTAAAGGGTCAATGAGCATGGCAAAACTTTTACCACCTCCAGCAGCTCCACCATAAAGAACATCTTTTTCATCTGCTGCTAAAAAAGAAGTTTGAGGACCTTCATTAGGATGAAACAAAACATTAGCATCTTTTATAAGATTATTATTATGAATCTCTTCTTCTGTTAAAACTTTATTAGCCTTATTATTTGTTACAGCATCTAAAATTTTAGATTCTCTCTGTAATTTTTGTTTTTTATAAGCTACTTTTTTATTTAATTTTTCTAATTCTTTTTTATCTTTAGCTAGTTTTTGTTTTTTTCTTTGCTCTTTAGAAAAATTATAATTAGATTTTACACCTTTAGGTCTACCTGTTTTTCTTTTAGGCTCACCTTTAGCATTAAGAATAAAGCTGCCTTCGGCATCTTTTTCATATTCATCTGGTAATAGTTCCCATAAATCTTTTTTAATAACTTTAGATAATCCAACATGACTTATTTTTCTACCGGATTCTAATGAAATAGCTTCAGCTGCTTCTCGTAAAGAAGCTTTTTCTTCTAAAACTAATTTAATATATTTTTGTAATATTTGTTGTTGTTCAGGAATTGGTTTTAGATAACCATGAATTTCAGATGTTTGATAACCAAAAGGAACTGTAGAAGATTTCTTTTTGATATACCCTTTGGGTAAATTTATCATCTTTTTTTGCCTTTATGTAAGCCATGTTTAGCATACTGTTTACCTCTCCTAGTGGCTTCTCTTTTCTTTTTATTAGCAGCTGCTAGTTTTTTTCTTCCAGCAGCAGTTGATTTTAGTTTTCTAATAGTAGCAGCAGGTGCATAAACTTCACCTGTTTTACTAGATTTTTTACCACTAGCAGTTCTCCATTTTTGTTTAGTCCATCTATCTAGACTTCTTTGTGATTTTGCCTTTGCCATTATCTTTATATAAATTATTAAATGTTATATCTGGGTCCATATAACTTTCGTGTCCTTCAGCTGAATGTAACCATTGTGAAGGTATAAAATCTGGAGGACCCTCTCCTGTTGCCCATAATGCAGGATTTGTAACTCTTACTCTATTGTTAGGTAAAGCTACTAAGTTACCTTTCCAAGGACAATCCTCAGTAATATATAATACATGACTTTGTTTATGCTGTGCTGGGTCGTCAGCTATAGCATCGTCAGTATAATCTACAGTAAATAGATATTTAGCTTTATAAAAATTATTATCTATTTTAGCAATCCAAGGTGATGAACTTGTTCTATCTAAAACTACAACAGAGTGTGTTCTTGATTCACAATCCCAAGGTTGAACTAAATGGTTTTCCATTGGTAAAGCCCATTCGTCAACTTCTATATCTGCAACTAAAGCCTGTATAGGCATTCTTGCCCACATAGCACCACCATGAATGTTGCCTTCTTTCCAATCTTCTCTATCAACCTCATTGCCTGTAAAAACAACTTGGAAGCTTAATGACCTATCAGGTATAGTATTAACTGCTATAGCTAAAGCATGTATAAACTCACCATGATATTGTATGTGATTATGGGTAAATTCCCTACGAACCCAACACCAAAAGTGTGGGATGTTACTCATTAAATATGACATAAGCACATATTATAGAAAAAAATACTTTTTACAAGTATTATCTTCTTCTTGTTACTCTTCTACCTTTTGCGTAAGATTTTCTACCTTTAGCCATAGATTTTCTACCTTTAGCCATAGATTTTCTACCTTTTGCCATAGATTTTCTTTTTTTATGTCCCGGTTTATGTGGCATAATATTATCCTCTTTTAAAATTATAACTTAAATTTAGCGAGTTAAGTTTTTCCTCGTTTCTTTCTAATAGCTTCTTTGCCTTTTTTAGCTATTCTTGCTTGTTCATGTTTTCCTGCAACTTTAGCTCGTTGTTCTAAAACAGTAAGTATTTGTATTTTACGAGCATAAGGTTTTCTTATTCTTTTTACTTTAGCAACAGTTGCTCTAGCATCTGCTGGGGTAGCGAACTTTATACTAACTGTATCTTTTGGATTTTCGTCAGTATATAGTCTTCTATCACTACCTTTAGGTTTTTTTCCTGTTCCTACTTTTGGGTCTCGTTTTTTTCGTGCCATATCTAGTCTTTTGGTCCTTATTAATTTTATCTAATATATCAGCTTGTTGAGCATGAAGCTTACTAGCTTTACGCAAAGCTTTTACTACTTTATTTAAATCTTTAGTGTAATGTGGCATTATTTATAACCTCCACCTTTCTTTTTGTATTCACTTGCTAAAAGCTGGGCTTTTCTAGCTGACCACTGACCGGGTTTACCACCTTTAGAACCGGCTTTAATCCTCTGGAAAAGCCTCTTACGCATAGTCGGCTTGGTATAATTACCAGCTTCATTAACACGAGACTTACTTTTCTTCTTTGCTTTTCTTGGCATTATTTCCTCCAAATATTTTATCGAAATTGTCTCTATACTTTTTTGTATATACTCCGGGTCTAGGTTTAGAACCTTTACCAGCTATTGTACCTGATTTAAACTTTATTGGTTGTTCTTCGCTATTTATTTGAGGCATTACTTTCTTTTAAGCTTCCATGCTTCATTTCTAAACTTAGTTTTCTTTTTATCTGGAACATAACGACCTTTTGAGTCTCTGTTTCTAACCCAGATAAAACCTAACCATTCTAATATTCTATTTACCATTTTACTTTATGTGACCAATATCTAGCACTTAACTTACTAGGGTTTTTATCTTGTGCATTATGTCTAGCGTAATAAGACTTTCTTCTAGCTTTATCCTTTGCTGTTTTAGGATTTTTACCAGCACCTCTAACACCCTGTTGTCCAAAACGAATAAGTTTAATCTTGTCGCCTTCTTTAGCCACAACTACATGTGATTTTGTTGGGTGCTTAGGAGTTCTTTTGGGTTTATTATAACCACTAACTCCGGCTTTTTCTAATCTAGGGTCTTTCTTCTTCGACATTAACTTCCTCTGCTTCTACATCTATTATTTCTTTTTCAGGTAATATAAATATACCACCCTGAACATTATGGTTTATATCAAGTTTTTCTTGTTTTACTACACCTACTCTATCTAAAAGGGTCTGTGCAGCTTGTAGTTTTGTATTGACATTAGCTATTGGTTTATTGCCTGTCATTATTTCTACTAACTTAAAAGCAGCTTTAGGTGCTTCCTTTGCTAAGATATTATGGGCTAACTCTATTATTTCTTCTTTTAAACTTTTTATAACTTGGTAGGGGTTCCCTGCATATCCAGCAAGTTCGGCTGCCTCATGTATGTCGCCTTTTGTTGCTATAAGGTTTTCTAAAAACAATTCCTGTTTAGGTGTTAAGTTTTTTTTGTTTCTAGTTGTTAATTGCATAAGTGTATTATATAGGTTAAATTTAATATTGTCAATCAATTTGCTTGACAGAATCAAAATTTAACTGTATAATGACCCTTGTAGGTCGCCCTGTTAAACCCCTATACTATATAACTCTATATAGCTTAAAAATCCATAACAAATGCAAACCAACTCTCCGGACCTGTTTGAGGGGGGGCAATCCTTATCAACTTAACAAGCTTTTTTGGGTCAAAATGTTCGCCCATTAGATATATATATACGGGGGGGTGGGGGTGCTCCTGCCTACCCTGCAACTCTGTTACTCTAGCGAAGCTAGACAGACCTTATAAATCTATAGAGAACTTCCTCCGGAACCACCACATAGATTCAGCTGAGGTTTACAGAGCCTGTATAGCCCTGCTGGGCTCACATGATAACTCTAAGGCTCTAAAGAGCTCCCAAGGTTATCGAGACTCTGTAAGGCTTTGAGAGCTTTTTAAGCTCCAAAGAGTGCAGTCTATAGCGTGATAAAATTAAAAGGGCTTACAGGCTCTTTTAGAGCTCTGTAAACTAGGTTTTGTCTGGTAAGAATTAAAGCTGAATAGCTTTACGAGGGCAAAAAAAAAGGGCTCCGAAGAGCCCTCTAGGGAAAAATAACTTTGTTATTTCATACTTACTCCTAGTCTGGATAAGCGTAGCTTATGGTTATCGCTAACAGTAACCTTAACGAAGTTACTGAACCTGTTAAGTTTAGCTTTACAGATTTCATTGACATAAATGTCATATTCATCTTCTCCATAGCCATTCATGGCTAGTATCTTCACACTTCTTAAAACATCTCTAGAGCTATCAAGTATGATAGCTTCTCTCTGTTTTCTAGAAGGAGATACAGGGTTCAATAGAACCCTGCACCCTGCCGGTAGAATACTGGACTTAACCATTCTGGTTAATCTCGTATTCTAACTGAGCCTCCACAAAAGCTTTCAGCTTTGTGTTACTCCAAGCCTTTAGAGTTAAGATATTGGAAATATCTTTACCCTTTAGCTTACCCTTCGATGATAGCTGTAAAGCTATTGCTCTAAGGTTAGGATATCTAAACCCTTCCGGTAAACCGGATAGCTGAGATAAATGCCATGCAACTCTGTTGCACTGTTTCGGAGTAGCTGGAGCCTTGTTGCTTTCAGCAAACTTATCGACTTTAGCGACTTTAGCAACTTTAGTTGCTGGTTTCTTGGAAAGCTTTGCTTCCAACTTTACGAGATTAGCTAACAACTCGTTGTAAGCTACATTAAGCTCTGCTTTAGTGGCAGACTTCGGTAGAATCTTTCGATTCTGGGTTTTAGACTTTGACATTTCAAAATCTCCCTAGCCTTTCGGCTAATAGTTATCACAGCTAAAAGCTGAGGTCCCGACTCTTTGAGCCGAATACCCTTCTATAGAAGCACAGAAAAATCGAAATGTCAAATCTGTCAAGGCTCATTCATTCTTGCGTTTTTCCTACGAGCTTTGCTTCCTGCATAAACACGAATGAATCACCCTCATAAATTAAAAATTTATGGTCTCAACTGCTGGACAAAAATTCAGTATCTCTCTGGGCAAAAAGTGAAAAAAAATTCCCTAATATAGACTATATGCAATGGCATATAGATTTTTTCTCTAAACTCTATCGTGTATGAAGCTAGGTCGCACCCTGTAGTCTAGGAACTTTTTGGATAGGTTAAAGGAGTATGCACACAATATAGCTACGAAACCCTCTAAACTAGGTACTTTTTGGATAACTTAAAGGAGTATGCAAAATAAATCTATATTGTTTTTATATAAACACGATAATCTTTATTGTGTGTTTTACGATTGACAATCGGTTTGAGTTCGGTTTTAATGGTGGCAGTCCGGCAATGGTGTCGGCAAGGAGAACTGAAATGTTTGAATATGTAGTTTTTGGAATAATCGACAATGCTGTCATGATTTTTGGAGCCATGACAGGTTATGAAGTTGAAAAGTATTTACCTAAGCAATTCCAAAAAGGTTTAGGGACTGTGTTCGGAGCTGGTATTGGTAATGCTTTGTCAGACTTTTTAGGTGGAGCAGGTAGTGGTTCATGGGACTTAGCTTTCGGAACTGCCTTTGGTTGCTTGATAGGCTTAATATTTATACCTATGTTTGTTTATATAGGCAAACTGAGAAGATTATGGAAAAGATAAAAATACTAGATGTTAATTCGACTAAACTACAAAAGTATTTACTTAATCCTAAATCAGGAGATAAGTATACTTGTGAGTTTCCAACTCATGAAGGTAGAAAGATATGCACGATTACTGTTGGTAGAAAATGGGTAACTCTTAGATGGAAAGAGATTGCTGGTTGGACACCTAAAGTTTATAAAAATCGCAGTAAAAGATTATCTTTAAAACTCTTTTGTAATCATGCTTTTATCTATTGGCGTTACTTAGCTAGACAAGACGCTTCTTCTAAAGCTAGGGTGGAAACAGGTAAATACAAAAGACCAAAAGGATGGTGGAAAAATTATGGTTTTAAATCTAATCCTGAAGATAAAATTATTACAGGAGTTGCATATAAATTTTAATTTTATTTGTTATCTAAAACACAATAATCTTTATCATGCGTTTTACGATTGACAAGTCGGTTTCGATTTGTTTCAATGGTTTCCGAAGTCGAATGAGTCGGTTTCATCAACAAGGATTTTTTATGAAAAGAAAAAAGAAATTCGTTCACAAGCCACTAACAAAGTTGGCTCAAACTCAGAAAAACATAGATAATATGTTTGAAAGAGGAAAACTGTTTGATACTCTATCAGAGGTTGTAAGATATCTAACTATTAGAAAGTTTAGAAAAGCTCAGTCTTTTTCGTTCAAGAATGACAGAAGTGAGTTATGGAAAAAAGGTTATACTATGTTTCAAATACAAAGTGTAAGAGTGCCTTACTTCGATAACAGAGCTGGTGTTACACAACATGATATTACTAAATATCAGTTACAGAGAATAAGATGAGTTATTACTTACCTATTCAAGAAGAATACATATCAAGAATATATAAGATATTAGAGAGATACAAAGAAGATAACTCACTAGGTCTTAGTAAAGATGAATATGTAAACTGTATAGATTTTGTAAACATTCACTTTGCAGGTATTTTATTCTGTAAAGGTCAAGTAGATGATAGTGATATATTAGAACTAATAGAAAAGTTTTTTAGTTCTGATATGAATACTCATAGAACAATTCAATAACTATAAGGAAAATTATGGAAGATATTAAAGACTATGGTGTAGCAAATGGAGATAGATTTGCTATGTATCTAGTGGATAAAGGTATGGTAGATACTAGAGCTAAAGATATATCTAAAGCTATGGCAGGTTTATACAGTGCTGTTTGTTGTTGTGATAATTCACAAAGAAGAAGATTAATTAGTGATAATCTTTGGATATTACAGACTGCTCAAAAGTATGCTGAGATTGTAGGCAACTGTAATACTTTAAAAGACTAACAAGTTTGGAGCTGAGAAAACTCATTAAACTTCTTAATTAACTATTATAGGTTTAAGGAGCCTTATATTGTTATGATTAATAAAATAAAAAACTTTCTGTATGTTTATACAGGACTTCGTAGCTTAACTAATGCTATTAAACATTGGTTAGGAATGACTATGCTTGAAGCTAAATTTGATAGGCTTCATGATGAATATGCTGATACTATTGATGAGAAAGTAGATGAGATAGTTGAAGATAAAGGTCGTGATATTCAAAGTGATTTAGAATATGAACTTGAATCTCAACTTAGTGATGGTATTGATGAGAAATATTCTGAAGATATCACTAGTGCAGTCAGAGAATATGCTGATGATATACTACCTGATATGGTTAGAGAAAGCATTGATGATACTGATGTCTTTACTGATGTAGAAGATTTACTAAATAAAGTAAATGATATAGAAGCAACACAAGAAGCTAGTCTTGAACCAGAACTAAGTCATGATGTTGATGTATTAAAAGCTGACTTTAAAACACTACAGGATAAAGTTGAATCACTTGATACATCTCTTGTATCTGCACTAGATGAAGATATGGGAGTGGTAAAAGCTAAAGTTGAAGCTCTTGAAAAGTTTATTGATGTCTTAGTTGATAAACAATCTTGGTTCTTTGATGAAGTCGAAAGTAGTTCAGATAGACTAAAAGATATTGCTATACTTACAAATCACGAGATGGATAATGCTTTGAAAGAATTAAAGGGAGAAAAATGAGTATAACTTTTACTAAGAAATCGTTATGGGTTAATCAAGCACCTTGTTTTAACTTTGAGTTAAATGAAGATGAATTGCTTGATAAAGCACTGAAAGAAAACTTTGTCATAAAGATAGAGGAAGATTTGTATGAATTAAATTTAGACCATAATTCATTTGAAAATGTAAGACATACAGATAAGGAGAAAGAATGAGTAAACCTAAAACTAGGAAAGAGGGTGAGTTTAATGTGACTTACATTAACAACATAACAGAGTTGTCTTATGTAAATCCATTACTAACCAAAGTAATTAACGATACTTTGATTGATATTACTAATCATGATAGGTCTAAAATGAAGAAGGAGAATGATGAGAATACCTAAACAAATGGTTAGTAGATGGTTGAGAAGCCACGATATAGATATTCATGAGAAACTTCTATATGCTATTGATGTTATTCATTCTGTGGTAAACAAACAGGCAGACCGAGATGATATTTTAGAAAGTATCGAACAGGCTTTTATTAATGATGGTCTAATGTCTGACGAAGAATTTAGGAGAGAGTTTGATGAATGCTGAGATAATAGTATTGTTCTTACTCTTTGTATCAATAGCAGTAGGTTTTGTAGTTTGGTTTAATAGTGAGGAGGAAGAATGAGTGTATATGAGAGAGCATTAGATTTTTATAACAAAGGCACTTTCTTACAATTAGAAGGCTCTGTTGGTAGAGGTTTCGTTAGTGACTATTTAGATACAGGTATCATCAAAACACTTGATGAGGTTGGCAACACAGTTGTTGATGGATATGGTAGAACAATACAGCTGAAAAAAGCAGTAATTGATAACGATAGAATTGAGGAGCTTTGGCTAGATAATCCTGAGTTCATGGAACATATAGAAGGAAAACATGATGAGTAATGATAAGTTTGGATATCTTGGTTGGTTTAAAGAAGAACACCCTGAAGCTCCGGTTTTAGTGGCGTATGCTTTACGACCTGAACAAGACGCTAAGTTTAGAGAAATGTTAGACCAATTAGAACCAGATAATTGGGATAAAAGTAATATGCTAAAACCAAGTATTGCTAGGATAGATAAAACTAAACTAGGTAATACTGTATATTACATAGACTATGACTCTCTAGTAATAGATGAGTTGGAAAAAATTATAGAAGAGGTTCTTCGTGAAGATTAGAAAAATTGATTTATTCTTTTTAAGAACTTATAATGAGTATTGTCATGAGAAAGTCACTTACAATGAGCAAGATACAAGAAAAGGCTTTGCTGAGTATATTGCTGATAATAAAGACTTTCTTGTTAGAAAGTATGTTAAACAACGCAGAGCATTAAGAGGTAGCTAAAATGACATGGGAAATAATAGATGATAGAAGTCAATCCAATGAATCATGGATTGATATATTTTCTGAACATATGAGTTGTATGAATAATATTTCTGCTCGAATGTCAGATAGACAGTTTGAAGCTGTTGTAAAAGAAGCATTAGAAATAGCTTTTACTAATATAGATTATGACCCTGATAGAGGGTTTTCAAATTTAGAAATCATTGATTGTCTTGAAAAAGCTTTAGTTAGTTTTATCAAGGTCGATTAAAAAGTTTGCAAGGTGTCCTCAAATACGACAGGGACTTAAAGGATGATAGTCGCTTGTTTGAGATTGAAGACATTAGGTTGTCAGTAGATTAAGAAGCATATAAACAACGCCTTGCTCTTAGTTTAGGTAGGTAATGAGCCTTTATAAAATCTTGAAGTCTAAACCATTATAAATCCTAGATTAAATTCGGGGACATGGAGTGACGAGGGAAGTCAAGGATGAAACGCAAATAAGTGCTAGAAACCATCATGCGACTACCTAATTAGTTTGTGGCTAGGACAGGTTGAGAGAACATTATATCTTAAATTTTATTATTTTTATTTAAGGTCTCCTTAGAAGTTCTAGTCACAATTTAATTTTGCTGTGGAACTACCCATAAGTTATGTTAGGTGTAGCTTATATAGTTAAAAGATTTAGATAGCCACAGCTGGGCTCTTAGAATTTTAAGCCTATTTTCATCTATCTAAATCACACCTGAATGAAGCTCCTTAGAAATGAGGAGCTTTTTTTTTGTGAGGAATAAAAATGTATAAATTATTAAATGTTGGCAGAAACACTAAAACTGCAAAGTCTGATAAGATATCTGAGTATCTTACAGCGATAATGTATATGTCACCAATCAATACTAGAATATGTCCATTCCAAGATATAGCTGGGTGTAAAGCACCTTGCCTTAATACTGCTGGTCGAGGTGGTATGAATGTTGTGCAAAGAGGTCGTCTTAAAAAGACTAATTGGTTTTTAGATGATGAGCCTAGTTTCATTGAGCAACTGTATCAAGATATTTCTAAGTTTGTTAGACATTGTGCTAGACATGATAGGAAACCTGCTGTCCGGCTCAATGGTACTTCAGACATACAATGGGAGTATAAAAAGTATCTAGGTCAAACTTTGTTTGAACACTTTCCTAGTGTTCAATTCTATGACTACACTAAGATACCTACAAGAAAGATAGCTGATATTCCAAACTATAATTTAACATGGAGCTATTCAGCTTTTAATCCTAAGTATGCTGAATACTTTGATACTGCACTAGACAAGGGTATGAATGTAGCTGTCGTGTTCAATCATGACTTACCCAAAGAATTTAAAGGTGTGCAAGTTATAGATGGTGATAAACATGACTTGCGATTTTTAGACAGAACAAATGTTGTAGTTGGACTTCGTGCTAAAGGTAAAGCACGAAAAGATACTACTGGATTTGTAATTCATTTTAAGGAGGTTAAATAAAATGGAAAATGAAAAAGGAATAGAATCAGTATGGGATTCTGTTATCAATCGTAAAGCTAATACTTATGAGGGTTTAGCTAAACGAAAGAAAAATAAAGAGTATGGCTTTATGATAAATCATTCTAAAAAGAATGGTCGCAATTATGGTAATGGGTTTCAACTAACTTTTGAAAATGGTTGGACTATTTCTGTGCAGTTTGGAGAATACAGCTACTGTTCTAATCAATTTAAACTTGATTTGAGAAGAGAGAAATATGGTTTGTTCTTATGTAGCTTTACTGCTGAGACTGCTATTCGTGGTCCTGATGGGAAATTTCTCCCAGTGCCAGAATTTGAAGGTGGTGAACCTTATGATGTTCAAAGTCACCAGAGTTTAGAGCAAGTTGTCGATAGGATAAACTATGTTAGAAATCTTAAACCATTTAAGAGTAAGGAGAAAAAATGAGTAAGAAGAAAGAATATGTATTTACTAGAACTGTAGAAGTTACAGAAGAAACTTATATCTGGGCTAATTCTTATAAAGAGGCAGAAGATATATATACTTCAGGTGGTGGTGATACAGAAGAAGTTGACTATAATGATGGAGATTGGAGATGTCTAAAAAATCCTGATGTATCTCCATCAGAGTGGAGATGGGGAGGTAAAGAAAATGCCAAGACCTAAAAAAGGTTGGGGTGCAAAGTTTGTACCTACAACAAAAGTAAAAAGAGCTGGAACACCTCAGAAGGATATTTACTTCATGAGGAGATATGATTGGAGAATATCACCCTTCTATCACAAGTTGGTAAAAGATGATAAAGCTCGTAATCACTTTGTAAATTTCTTAAATGACTTTTACAAACAACTGTGTGGTGGGAGTTGTAAAAATCCACTATCTCAAGAGCTGTGCAATGAGCAGAGGTTAAACTATGATAAGCATATTTATGATTCATGGGATTTATACCGAGCTAATTGGGCATTGATTGAAACTTATTACGATAATTACTTGGAGGGATTATGATAAGAAATTTTGAAAATATTCGTAAAGGTACTAAGTTGATTACTAATCAATTAGGTATACCTACTAGAGCTACTGCTATGGAAAGCATTAAGCGAGGTAGAGGATTTAAAAATATCCTGTTAGTAGATGTCAAAGGTTCTGATGTAGGACTTTTTGATGAGATTGGAAGCATTTATGTTTCAGATATTGTAGAGGTGTTAGATGATTAGTAACGACCAAAAAGCTATGGCTTATTGTCTATACAATAGAGATACAGGTGTGAGATTAAGTTTTGTTTATAGAAAGCTTGTTGAACACCTTCCTTCGACAGGTAAGACATATAAAGAAAGTCAAAGGGTTGTATCTGTTGAGGAACTTCACCCTACTCATCTTATAGGTACTGAACTAAATGCAGATTCGGTTAAAAGATTTAACTATGATTGTATTCTTCTACATTCTTGTAGAGCATTTGAAGAGGTGCTCTAATGGATGTAGGTATTACTCTTTTAGTGATAGCAATATCTTTAGTAGGTATTGTTTTTGTGATTACGCTTTTGTGTATGCTCTGTTTATCTTATATTCATTTGTTACAAGATGATAAAAATGATTGACAAGCTAAAAATCGTAATATATATTTGTGTTGTTAATTTAAGAATCTTGGAGGATTACTTATGGCAATTTTAGAAGGTAAAGCGTATTGGGCTAGTGTTACTACACCTAATACCACTTTTGAACCTGTTTATACTGTAGACTTAGTTGTTAGTGATGATGTCGCTGATGATTTTAATTCTAGAGGTTTTCGTGTTAAAAATCTGACTATCAAGAATGAAGATGGTACAGAAGATAGTGTCGGTAGAGCTGTCGTTATCAAAAGAAAGGTTAATGGTACTAATGGAATGGTTAGACCGGCTCCTAAGCTTTTTGATAAAGATAAGAACCCATTAGATACTATCGTTGGAAATGGTTCCACAGTTAGAGTTCAATACAACGAATGGGAGACTGAAAATAAGTATGGTCAATTTAAAGGACTAGATTTTCAGGCTATGCAAGTTGTGGACTTAGTATCTGTTAAAGCTGGAGATGGTGATGAATTAGACCCATTTGCAGATGGAGAAGAGTTTTAATGATTATTACATTTGATGGTAAATCTTACGATACCGAAAAAGTTTCTGATGAAACTAATCGAAGTCAAATTAGAGCTTATGTAAGTCAAATGGCTTTTAATAATCAGGCACAAATTAGTCTTCAAAAATCCAATGATAAGTTACAAGAGGAACTTAGACCTCTATTAACTGATGAAGCATTGGTTGCGTCTTCTGAGGAGAATGCTTCGGTAGACAATTCAGAAGATAAAAAATCGTCTAAGTAATTTTTCGTTTTTTAATTTTCGTGGGGAGGTGTAATGCCTCCCTTTTTTATATTTAAATATTATGAGTAGTAATTTTGTAAAATTTCATTTGCCATGTTCAGAGTGTGGTAGTAGTGACGCACTATCAATAAATGAAGATGGTTCGGCTAAATGTTTTAGTTGCAATAAATTTTTTCCTAAGTATAGTAGTATGCGAGTTAATAATAAGAGTATGCAAAGTTTTAAACAACCTGAAAGAGCACTTAACACAGAGGGTGGTAAGTATGCTAAGTTAACTGACAGGGGTATATCTTTAGATACTGCTAAGACTTATGGTGTTAAAATAATTTATAACACTGATGGCACTATAGCCCAGCACTTATATCCTTTTTATATCAATAATGAGCTATCAGCTATTAAGACTAGATATGTTAAGGATAAAAGGTTTACTTTTGAAGGGACCATACAGAACACCGGTTTGTTTGGTCAAAACTTATTTAAAAGTGGTGGTAAGTATCTAACTATAACAGAAGGAGAATGTGACGCTATGGCAGCTTACGAGCTACTAGGTAGTAAGTGGGCAGTAGTATCTATCAAAAGAGGAGCAGCTTCAGCTGTTAAAGATATCAAAGAAAGCATAGAGTATGTTGAAAGTTTTGATAATGTAATACTTTGTTTTGATAAAGATAAACAAGGTATGGAGTCTGCTAAAAAAGTAGCTTCTATTCTTAAACCAAGAAAATGTAAGATAGTAAATTTACCTAATGGTTATAAAGACGCTAATGATATGCTTCTTAAAAACAAACATAGTGAGTTTGTAAAATCATGGTGGGACGCAGAAGTATATACTCCTTCTGGTATTATCAGAGTTTCTGAAAAGCAAAAAGATTTCTTTAACAGACCTAAGAAAGATAGTGTTCCTTATCCTTATGATGGACTCAATAAAAAGCTTATTGGTCTTAGGCAGGGAGAACTAGTAACTATAACTGGAGGAACAGGGCTAGGTAAGTCTAGTGTCACCAGAGAGTTAGAGCATTGGATTGTTAATAAGACAGAGCATAATGTAGGTATCATTGCTTTGGAAGAGGATTGGAGAAGAACAGTAGATGGTATCTTATCCATAGAAGCTAATGCGAGGATTTACATAGATAACATTAGAGATACATTTAGTAAAGATACTTTAGAACAAATGTATAACAAGATGTTTAGTAAAGATAAAGTCTTTATACATGCTCACTTTGGGACTAATGATATTGATGATATATTTTCTAAGTTAAGATATCTCATTGTAGGTTGTGATTGTAAATGGGTAGTTGTGGACCACTTGCACATGCTTGTTAATGCTATATCAGAGAATGATGAAAGAAGAGGTATTGATAATATTATGACTAGACTTAGAAGTATGGTTGAAGAAACAGGAGCTGGTATCATATTGGTATCTCATCTGAGAAGAGTAGATGGTAATAAGGGTCATGAAAATGGCGTACAAGTTAATCTTAGCCATCTTAGAGGTTCTAATAGTATTGCACAGCTTTCAGATTGTGTTATAGCTTTAGAAAGAAATCAACAGTCTGATGATGATGTAGAATCCAGAACAACTAGACTTAGAGTTTTAAAGTCTAGATATACAGGAGATGTTGGTATGGCTTGTTCTTTACTTTATGACAAAGATACAGGTAGACTTACAGAGATAGATGAAAGTGACTTCAGTTCTTTAGATAGCTTTGAGAAGGACATACCTTTTTAGATTATGAATTTAGTATTTGACATAGAAACAGATGATTTAAAAGCTACTAAAATATGGTGTATCGTAGCTATAAATGATGATAATAAAGTATTTACTTTTGGTCCAGACTTAATTGACGAGGGAGTGAAGTTTCTAAACTCAGCTGAGACTTTGATAGGGCATAATATATTAGGTTTTGATATACCTGTTATCAAAAAGTTAACAGGTGTAGACTTATCTAAGAATAAAAAAATATATGACACTTTAACTTTATCGAGATTATTTAATCCTACTAGAGAGGGAGGACATAGTTTAGAAAGATGGGGTATAAAATTAAACTATCACAAAAAAGAATCTCCTGACTTTACTTGTTATTCTGATGATATGTTACAGTATTGTATATCTGACACTAAACTAAATAAGATATTATTTAATTTTTTGAAAAAAGAAGGTTTAGGTTTTACTAAACAATGTTTAGAAATAGAACACGAAACCACTAAAATACTAGTTCAACAACAAAAAAATGGATTTAAATTCGATACTAAGAAAGCTACTGTTCTAGCTAGTAATTTAAATAAACTAATTAAACAAACAGAAGACGAAGTTCATAAAACATTTAAACCTAGGTGGGTAGAAGATAAAATGGTAAATCCTTTTATCAAAAAAGATGGCACACTTTCAAAAAGAGGCTTGACAGCAGAAGAGTATGCAACTTGTTTAAAGAATAAAAACTTTGAACCTTTTATGAGAAAAACATTACAACACTTTAATTTAGGTTCTCGTAAACAAATCGGAGAATACTTACAAGATTTTGGTTGGAAGCCTACTAAATTTACTCCTACAAATCAGCCTATTGTAGATGAAACAACATTAAAAGATATAACTCATATACATGAAGCAAAGTTAATTGCTAACTTTTTACTTTATCAAAAGAGACTCGCACAGGTTCAATCTTGGTTGGAATCTGTAGAAGATGATGATAGAATACATGGGTCTGTTATATGCACAGGAACTATTACAGGTAGAATGGCACATAGAGGTCCTAATGTAGCACAAGTTCCTAGTGTTAAAAGTGAGTTCGGTACAGAGTGTCGTTCTTGCTGGACAGTAGAAGATGGTTATAAACTAGTTGGAGTAGACGCAAGTGGGTTAGAATTAAGAATGTTAGCTCACTATATGGATGATGAAAGATACACAAACGAAATTATCAGTGGAGATATTCACAGAACTAACCAAAAGCTTGTTGGACTTGAATCGAGAGATAAGGCTAAGACATTCATATATGCCCTTATATACGGAGCAGGAGATGAAAAAATTGGTAAAATCGTTGATGGAGATAAAAAATCAGGTAAACAACTTAAACAGCGTTTTCTTGCTGGTCAACCATCATTTAAACATCTTAGAGAGAGAGTCCAAAATGCGTCTAAAAGAGGTTACATCAAAGGATTAGATGGGCGTAAAATAATATTAAGACATCAACATGCTGCACTTAATAGTTTACTTCAAGGTGGAGGTGCTATTGTAATGAAGAAAGCTTTATGTATACTTAATGATAAATTAAAACTTGTTGGTATGGACTATAAGTTTGTTGCCAACATTCACGATGAATGGCAGATTGAAGTTAGAGCCTGTCAAGCTAGAAGAGTAGGCGAAATGGCAGTTCAAGCTTTAGTAGAAGCCGGAGACTACTTTAATCTTCGTTGTCCTTTAGATGGAGAGTATAAAATAGGAGTTAATTGGAGTGAAACCCACTAAAGAAAACAGAAAAAAATTTGATTTGGACTTAGAATATGGTCAGATATTTGAAGATAAAATAGCTGATATGTTTACTAAATCAAAAGTAGAAGTAAAAAGTGAAAGAGGTATGTGGATGAGTACAGGTAACATAGCTATAGAATATGAAAGCTATGGTAAACCTTCTGGTATAATGGCTACAGAATCTGATTACTGGTTACATAATTTGTGTGATGGAGATTTTTTATGTCTTTCTATTTTAATAAAAGTAGATAACTTAAAAAAACTTATAAAAGAGAATGCTTTCCCTAGTGTTTGTGGAGGAGACCATAACGCTAGTAGGATGTATTTGATAAAATTAGATAAACTAGTGTCTCCTCAAATATTAAAAGGATTAAATTGTGTCAAAGAAACAAGATAATTATAATAAATAATT